ATTAACTGCCGTAAAAAAAACTGCATAGGAATAGGCGGTGGTAACTGGAAGCGACAAGAACAATTCACACTTCTCTTGATAGTGTGCCTGTGCGTCCGTGACCTTCTTTGTCCGTCCCAACAAGTCCACCTCGTAAGTCAGCAACGCCATCACTTTGTGAAGGGACTCAATCATATCACCGTTGAATACTTGTTGCAATTCAATGAAGTGGTGACCGCAAATCTCGTTTGTTGTCTTTGCCAACTTCCAACGCCTTCCACGATGTCGGAATGAGAATCGCACCTTGTCGGTTGGTAGCGTGTTTAAGAACTCCAACTTCTTCAGTTCTTTTGTCAGCTCATCAATCGGCATTGACTCCACCTTGTCCATTGACCAATCTTTGACGATGGCAAGGGTGTTCATTGTTTTCTCAATGTGAGACATATCACGACAAGAGTGAATCTCTTGCAGTTGGTAAATTGTTATGTTATTCCATTTCATAGCGTTTCAATTTGTAACGGTTTAGGCAAAGTAAAAAGTACCCGGTCTATTGTGTGACTTGCAATCCACCGCCAATGCAAGAGCCATCACGCAGTCATCGTGGAGTCCTGTCGGTGCGGTGTATCTCACACCAGTTCGTGTGTATTCAAATTCAAAGTTCTCCATCTCGCTTCCGATTGGTTCTTCAGGGAAGAAGACCGAGTTTTGTTGAACGGAGAGAACGAGTCCCTCAATTAGTTGTTGCTTGGATTGTGAAGTGAACTTGAATCCCTTGACTCTTTGGCATACTCGTTGGATTTGCTCCACAATAGGATCACCCACACCTGTTGAGTCAATGAACGCTGGAGTGTTCCCAATCAACCGAATGATTCTATCTTGTGTGATGCCCCAATCCGCTTGGAATCGGTCTACATATGCACATTGATTGTTGGCATCCAATCCAACGATGACGGTATAATCCGAGTATTTTGCAAGGTCAATTCCCCAAGCGACAACCGTACCCCTTGAGACAGGTCGGTAGCATTTGCGAATGTTGTCAATTCCAAAAGGGTTGGTCTTGTCATCCGCTGGTTCTGCGAGATACAACTCATTGAATACATTTTCAGGAAGGTCACGCTTTGCTTGTTCCACCTCCTCAAGTTTAAGAATCCCGGCTTTGACTGCATCGTAAGCGGTTATCTTGAAATAACGATAGTCACTCTCTCCGCTCCTCGCCCTTTCCCCTAACTTGTAGAACCAGTTCTTTTTGCCTTTGACATTCCCAATCAACTTGCACTTGCCTTGTGTGGCAGTTAGTGTTGAACGCATAGCATACCACGACTCCTCACGCATACGACTTGCCTCATCAATGACTGCAGCATACACATCGTCTCCATACAGGTTGTCAGGTTTCTCCCCCGACTTGAACTCAATGCGTGATCCTGTTGGTAAGGTGAGCAGTAACTTGGTCTCGTTGCTTTGGAAGAAGTCACGGTCATTCACTTGTGTCTTCATCCTTCGGAATGCAATCTCCGCTTGTTGGTATACAGGAGCAACCCACCAAACTGATTGTCCATCCTTGCACTTGAGAGCTTGTTCAAACAACCATATGATGTGCGATGCGGTCTTGCCTGTTTTGGTAGACGCTGCCGTTATCGTAAACCTCTCCTCACAATCAAGGATGGCTTGTTGGTAACTGGTGACATATGGTCGCTTGTAGTTTATTTGCATAGTTTATCGTAAACCGACAACCGGGTAAGGTTGTGCAGTTCCAAATTGTGATAGGTGTTGCAATAGTCAAAGTTGCTCCGTCCCATAGATTGTCTCACCGAGTGACCAGCGTGAATCAGTTTTTCAATGGATGCTTTCCAATTGTTTTTGTTGGTGAATATCACTCCATCGTTGGATGTGTGGTACAGGTAAGGGAACACCGCAGAGCATATGATAGGGATGCTATACGCTGCCGCCTCCACAATCTTCAACTCGCTCTTGCATTGATTGAAGTGGTTGTCCTGAAGCGGTGCAAGTACAAAGTCAAAGTGCTTGTAAACCTCTCCATATTCCCACACGCTTGTGCCTTCCACAATCTTGGCTTTTGGAATCAGTTTGACGATGTTGTTCCAATGCTCACTCGGAGTGTAACCAACGATGTAGAACTCAACATCCATCGCATTGATGTCATCAGCGATGAGCTTCAAATCCTCCTCGTGTGTAATTCCTCCCACCCATCCAATCTTCACCGTCTCATTTTTCTCCTTAACTTGCGACCATTGGTTGTGTGTTAAGTCCAAGCAGTTTGGCACAACATAGACCTTCTCGTTGATGGTGCGTATCTCTTTCGCCAACATTGGAGTTGTTGTGATAACTGCATCCGCATAGTGGATTGCATCCTTGATGGCGGTCTTGATTCCTTTCCTGTATGCCCAATACGCTGGATTATATTTGGGGAGTACCCAATAGTCATCAATGTCCACGACATAGGGTTTCCCGGCATCAGCGATCCGCTTGAGAACATCGTATTGGTATTTGCCCAACCATCGTGAGAAAACAACAAGGTCATATTTGGAGAAGTCAACCGTCATCCATTCCTCTTGTGATTGGCAAACATCAATTGTTGCTTGTCCGTCCAACTGCAAACGAAGATGCGGTGTATAGATGCGGTGATAAACCACACCATTCATTCCGTCAGTTAATATCAATAAGTTCATTTAGTATTTTTTCAAAGGTGTAGTTCTTGTTGTAATCATAAGCGACTCCTCCCATCGGAATCACATTCGGGCAATGATGATAGGACTCAAGCATCCGTTTGACTTTCATTTGCTCTGCAAGTGCAAAGGTTGATGACTGATTCCCAATCACCAACTTCACCGAGTTGATGACCTGTGCCAAAGCCAATGCATCTCTCACCTTCAGGTGTTCACAATCTAACTGGTGGCGTGAGCAGAATGCGTGATATTCCTCTTCGTATCCAAAGAAAATGCACTTGTGATTCTTGAGCGATTTGTAGTTGATGTCATTGTTGCGATAGCGTGTACTGAAATTCAAAAGGATTGTGTCCTTCAGCTCTTGAATTGGTTCAGGTGCAATCACACAAGGTTGAGTCAAGTCACAAGTCAATTCGGGATAGACAAAGAAGTGGTTTCTTCTCAAGTCACCAGCACTCAAGTTGAGTTCGTGCCTTCGGAATTTGTCAAAGTCATACACGATGTCAGCGTGAGAGTTCATCTGCACACTTTGGATGTATGGTTGGAACTCAAGCAATGGCTTGATGTAAGCATAGGAGATTGGGTTCATACAATACCCACCACCGGGATGATTCGGTGTTCCATTCGGTTCACGAAATCCGATGTGAAAATCAATCTTTTCTCCGTGCAACTCGGATGCTCTCTTTGTTGCAGAAAGGGAATAGATTAAATCACCGATATGTCCTGACTGAATTACTCTCATTCATTCGGTAGAATTGGTATAGGCATCCAGTACACGACCTCAAGCAACCTGTTGGTATGTTCGTCAATCCACATCTCGTCAATGTACCGGGCAAGTGTGAACTCTCCTTGTGATGTGTGAACTAACTTCAGGTCATCGTCAATAGGCGGATAGACATCCAAGCCCCTCCAAGTTTTCTTCATCGTGGTTTGGGAACTGAAAGTGAGTGGGTTGCTTTGCTTTTCTCGTGTATTGCTTTCATCCGATTGCAGTTCACACGAACATCACCGTATTGATTAACTACCAGTTCACCACTCTTGATGGCTTCGTTTAATTTGTTGATGTTGATTGATAGGTTGAGTCCGTACTCATTCTCCCATCCGTTACCGAGATAAGTTGTCATTGTCTAAATTCAAAGTTATTGTGAAATTCTTGGATTCTATTGTTTGGTCAATTGTTTCTTTTGGTTTGCCCTGTGAGCGTGTGAGCAACATCTCCAAGTTAAAGAGTGAGTTCTTGTCGTGTCCCTTTAGCAATGCTCCAGCGATGGTGCGTTCCATTATCGTGTACTCATCCCCTCGGTCTATCTTCTCCAACTCCTTGCGTGATAGTGATAGCATTGACAACATCGTATCTTCCACCTGACTTTTGGTGTAGCCAATCTCCTTCATTTGCGTGATGAGTTTCTTCGGTCTTCCTTCCATATGTCTTCTCTCATCCTCACCGGGTTTGAAGTTCTTTAGGTTCTCAAGTGCTTTTGGATTGTTTGGCATTTTATCGCAGAATTATCGCAGATTCAGTTTCTCTGCGTGTTTGCATTTCAGGAACTCTTTGAATTGCTTTTGATCCCCAAACTTGGTGTGACAGGCACGGCACAATGCTTGGAGATTTTCTATGTTATCGGCTTCCTTGCTCCCTCCCATTCCTCTCGCTTCAATATGATGGATGTCAACCGCAGTTGTTCCACACACCTCGCAAGGGATGAAGTCACTAATGTCATAGCCGAAGTGATTCAAGTAGGTCAAGGTGTGTTTCTTCATCTCATTTCCAAATTCTCTTCACTCAATATGCGATGGAGTGCATCTCTTGCGTCTTGATAGGCGTTGATGGATTCTTCGGATGCGTCATCAGGTGCGTACTTGACTTTCGTCCTCAAGAATTGATCCAGTTGCCACATAGCGTGTCCCCACTTCCATCCGTTTGTTGCATCTTCAAACGCCTCTTGTTCTTCAGGGAGATTGAACTCAATCGTTGCTTTCATTTCTTCTTCTCCTCTTTGGTTTCTGCTCATCGTCCGCAAGTTGTGCTTTGGTGAGTGCGTCTTGTTGTTGGTTTGCCCATATCAAAAGTGAGTGCAATGCTTCCGTCACACAGGTAGAGCAGTTCGGTAAGTTGCGTCCAAAGATTTCACGATGGACTGCGTTCAATTTGTTTGCTTCCTCTCCAGTTGGTTGGAACACTTGGGTTTGCTTCCACTTATCAAAGAGTGGTTGAAGGGATAGGATGAATTCTATATTGCTCATAGTTTAGTTTCAAGGAGTGCGACAATCACCGTTGCTATGGATGCGTATAATATCCCCACCCATCCGTAGGTGTATAAAAAGAAGGACAATCCCAACCACCACGATAGGCAGAAAGCACAGTCAAGGGGTTTCATTCGCTTCCATTTGTGGTATTCGTTTCCGTAGAGATAGCGTTTTAACAAGTCGGCTGGTTTGCCGAAGTTCACAATGATGATTGCCAAACAAGCAATTCCAATTATTTCTGTGTGCATCGTTCTTTCATTAGTTTAACCACCCTCAACACTTCACGGACGGAGATGTCGGTCTTTCTATGGATCGCCCTTGCGGACATTCCTGAACACCACATCTTGAAAAGTTCCTTCTCATAGAAATATGCTGACTCGGTGACTTGGTTTATTTTGTTGATTCGTTCAAGTTCAATTGTTTCTTCTTCCTCTCTCTCAAGGAGTAGGTCAGGTTCTTCAGCGAAGTCAAGCTCATAGACATCGTACTGGTCATATATGCGAGAGTTACCGAAGGGATGCCGGTTGCCGTTGATAGCCAAATAAAGGAGACGGATTGACCAAAACTGGATGTATCCGTCCCTGTATATTTTCTCAATTTGCTCATCAGGTTTCTCAAGTAAAGTCAAAAAGTAGAATTGATACAACTCCCTTGCCAACTCTCTATCTTTGGCGATATTCCTCGTGGCTTGGGTGAGCCAATCAGCTTTGGATAGTTCCAATATGATGTCGGCTTTGTTCAAATTTTCTTTTCAATACTACAAATATAACCATCTTTTTCGTATTTTTTCTTACACCTCAACAACTCCTCCTCCGTCTTGTAGATGGAGATGCTCTGCGTGAGTCCTTTCTTGCAAGTAATCACCCAATAAGGCAAGTGCTTTCGTATAATGTTGACTTGTGATTCGGTCATATTGGATTAGGTCGGTGTAAACATTGACGGAGTTAATGATAGATGAGTGATCCCGATGAAGGATGTTGCCAACACCAGCGAAGGTCATCTTCAAGTGCTTCCTACATAAATAGCAAAACAAGTGCCGTGCATAGGAGATGTGTTGTTTGCGGTTGTGCGATACGATTTGGTCAGGTGTGACATCGTAAACTTGACAAGCAACTCGCATTGCATCCGTCCAGTCCGCTTCTATGTCGTTAATGTCGCAGCGTGGTCGGAGTATTTCGTTCTTCAATCTTTTGACCTCCTGTGCGTGAGAAGTGTGAAGTTGCTGAATCGTCAATCTCAATCTGCGTATCTCTTGCTTTAGGTTGTGGGTTACTTGGTATTGGTTCATAGGTCGTTGATAATTTGGAATAGTTGATGAGCGATTTGTGGAACTATGGCGTTTCCGTATCCCTTAATTGATTCTGCTCTCCATTTAGGAAAGGTAATTCCGTCCAATTCGGTGGGAAGCCCATCATCTCCGCCACAAACCGGGGATTGAGTTGGGAAGTTTTCCCAATTTGTTGACTGACATAATGCTTCAAATCCGTCTCTCTTGGATAGTTCTCCGATAGCAATGGTGTTCCGCTGTATTGATCCGATGCCGTTGGTGTTGGAAGTATTCCCATTGTCATTGCTCTCGCCAATGTGACCGAGTGCATACTCCCCTCCTTCACTTGTGTTGATTTCATCGTTGCCGTTGCATTGGTTGAGTCCATTGCTGTTGGAGTAGGAAGCATTCCTTTGTAAAGCATCATTGACAAATCCTCCTGTCTCCCCTTGTGTATCCGATTGTCCCAATACTTTTCCGACTTGCCGTGTTTGTGTTCCCCTGCCGTTGGCGTTGGTAGCATTCCCCTCATTGCTTGTTGCCCCAATCCGAGAATGAATGGACTGTTGCCCTTCTCCATTTGTTTTTGATTCCTCGCATCCACTTTCTCTATCGGTGCTTCGTCCATCATTGCCGTTGGTGTAGGCAATAAACCAGCACCTATCTCTTCGGTGCGGAGCGTTTTTGGCACAAGCTGGAATAATAAACGGCTGTACTTCGTACCCTTCATTTTCCAAGTCAAGGCACACCTGCTGGAATACCAATCCGCCATCAATGTTCGTGATACCAAAGACATTTTCAGCGATGACGAATCTCGGTTTAATTTCTTGAATTGCTCGTAGCATTTCGCCCCACAGGTAGCGTTCATCATCCGTGCCTTTTCGTTTACCGGCAAGTGAGAATGGCTGACAAGGGAAGCCACCGGAAATAATGTCAATTGTGTTTGCATATTTTGTGAAATCAGTTTTACATATGTCAATGTGACTATCCGCATTCGGAAAGTGATAGTCCAATACTTTTCGTGGGAACTCCATCCATTCACAATGAAATACATTCTCCCATCCCATCCATTCGGCAGCAAGGTCAAAACCCCCTATTCCGCTAAACAATGAACCGTGTCTCATAACTTCTCCTCGTACATTGTGCGTGATCCTGTAAAGGTTGTAGGGATGGTGTGACATTCTCCGTGACGATTCTTTGCGATGATGACCTCCGCTTCTTCAACTTCCATCTTCTCGCCTGAATAGTATGCCGGGCGAAAGGGGAACATCACAACATCCGCATCTTGCTCAATGCTTCCGCTCTCCCTGATGTCGCTCAACATCGGTCTCTTATCACTTCTCTCCTCACATTTGCGAGATAATTGGGCAAGAACGATGACGGTGATTTGCAATTCCTTTGCCAACAATTTCAAGTTGCGAGAAATCTCTGCAATCTCTTGCTCTCGGTTTTGCTTTGTCCCTTTGATTAACTGGATGTAATCAATCACGAGAAGCTCAAGTCCGTGCTTTGCTTTGTGAATCTTTGCTTTGGATTTGATTTGCTGAATCGTGCAGTTCGGATCGTCATCAACAAAAAACTCAACCTTTGAATTGTTCACCTTGTCGCATAGGGTTATGACCTCCACCTCTTTCAGGTTGGCGTTGCGTATCTTCCAATTTGGTATGTCTACAAGGAGTGATAAATATCGCTTTGCAAGTTGCTCGGATGACATCTCCAAACTCACAAACAAACCCTTCCCTTCCAACTTCCCGAACTCATACATCAAGGACAAAGCAAGTGCCGTCTTTCCTTGACCGGGACGAGCAGCCATCACCACCAAATCACCAGCGTTCCAACCTCCCAAGATTCTATCAATTGAAATCCATCCGCTTTGCTTACCTGTTATTCTATCGCCTCGCTCAATTGCTTGGGTGATGTTGTCAACGGCTTCACCGCTCAACTTGTGGATGCTTACAGGATCGTTGATTGTTGTGAACTTGGTGTTGTCAATGATGCTTTGAGTTTGTGTGAGCAACTCTTTCAAATCAATTGTCAAGTCAATGGAAGCGATTTGAGCAACGAACTCCTTGTGTAGGTACTTGGCTTCCAACTTGGGAATATAACTGCTCACATTCGCTACATTGCTGACATTCTGCCCGATGAAAATCACCCTCATTCTATCATCATTGTTCATCCCTTTGGTCAAGGACATATAATCAATTGCCTCGTTGCCGTAGTAAGCAACCGACATTCGCTGGATGACCTCTCGGTGAAGGGGTTGTTCAAACCATTGGTGTTTGATTCTTGGAAGCAAAGCTCTTGTCTGCTCATAGAACAAAAGTTGTCCGAGTATGTAATCTTCAAGTTCATTCATAGTCCGACAAATTAAACACTTTTTTGTGAACAACTTGTGGAGTTGCTGAATTATTTTTTTGATTAATCTTCCAAGTCCTGACTGATGCTTTCCAATCCTTCATCTTTACTTTGCCGACCATCCATCCATTTGCTTCGTAATGGTTTAACCAGTTCTCTGCGATGTCGTTCATCCCTTGTTCTCTCATATACTCTTTGAGTTGTTCAATGGTGGGTTTTTGGAATCGTACTACCTTCTTTTTTTCAATTAAATCTTCATTTTCATTTTCATTTTCCATATGTTCAACATATGATGAAGATATGTTATTGACATCTTCTTTCTTCTTACGATTGTTTCTCCTTGATTCGGAGTACGCTTTACGCTTATCAACCTCCTCTTCCAACCTGATGTTGTAGAACTTGCCTTGTTCATCTTTTTGGAATTTGGTAAATACATCTTCGTCATATGAACCACATATGTGCAACATATCTTTTTCGGATAAGTGACCTTTTTGATGTTGGATACAAAGCAAGGTAATGAACTTGCCTTTCTGCTCCATTGACATCAACAATGTACCGGTCAAAAAGTCCGAAGAATAAAACAGGAACGCTGGATCTTTGCTCATAGGTAGAAAAAGCGTTGGCGTTTTGAGTTGTGAAATATGCGACTTGCTTGAGTCCAATAATTTTCTCCACTCTCTAAACAAGCTAATTTTAAGGAATCATATTTCTTGCTTGTCACAATATCAATAACTGGCTTTGATTGTGCTTTTGATACTGCCTTTGATATAGCCAATCTTTTCCCTTCAAATAATCCTGTATCCCAAGCGTGTTGAACATTTTCTTGGTGAGTTACCCATTCAAGGTTGTTAATGTGATTGTTTGTCTTATTGCCGTCTTTGTGATTGACTTGTGGCTTGTTGTCAGGATTTGGAATAAATGCTAAAGCAACCAATTTGTGAATTTTGAATTGATGAATAGTTAATCTAATACATAAAGAAACAACTGGATATTTCAATCCTGCCCCTTGCATTCTTTCTTTCAAAATTCGCTCCTTGCCAAACTTAAAACTTTTAACTCTTCCCCAACTGGAGACATAATACTCCCCATTGCACTCGGCAACAGGTTTCCATTGTTCTTGTGTGTTCATTTTTTTGCATAAAAAAAGCTCCCAAACAAATACCCAAGTGCGAGTTGAGTATTTGCCGAGAGCAAAAGGTCTTTGTTAGTTGTCTCGCACACAACTGAATACATTACAAATATAGCGATTTAGTTTGATTGTTTCAACTTAAAATCTTTTTTGATCCGTGAATAAAGATACCGTGCTTTCCACTCGCTACAACCCATTTCCGCTGCGATATATCTCCAGCAATGGTGATAGTCCTCACGAAGGATGGCAATTGCCCACATCAGGTTGTATGTGCTTGGTTTATTGCTCATTGATAAACTTTGCGTAATCGTGTGCATCCTGTTCGCTCTCAAAGGTGGCGAGTAGTTCTCCAGCGAAGTACACACGCCACTTGGTGATGAAGTTGATTGTGGCTTTAATTACGACCGCTTTCATTCTTGATTGCGTTATATTGGTTCTCCCAAGTTTTTGCTTTGTCCTCCAACTCGGCTTTGGTTTTCTCGTGTTCCATTTTTGCCAAGTTCAATTGGTTGGTGGCAGTTTGCAAAGTAATGCGATTCTGCCAAAGTTCACCTTCTAATTCGGTATTCATCCGATGTAGACGGTAAATCTCTTCCAAGTAACTTTGTGACTTCTTTTCATCAGCATACACCTTGTACACCAATAGGACGAATGTCAATCCAAATAGTATTGTTGTTGTCATTTTGCTTTTCCTTTGTAGAATTTGTGGTTGTAAATCGCCTGACTGAATTGGTCAAAGTCAGGATTGTACTCGTCCCTTTCAAACTCGTATGGTTTGGCTTCGGGAAGTTCTTGCTTCATTGACTTGCGGAATGCGTGGATTCCGTAGCCCACCGCAAATGCGATGGGAGTCAAGATGATTGGGTAGATGATGTCTAATGCCATAGTTCAAACAAACAACTTTTATTTCACAATTACAAATTTATTTTACAAATCTTTTTGTGAATGGACGATTTATTTTGTGATTGACAAAAATAGTTCTCCAGCGTAGGTCAGTTTCTCGTCAATGATTTCTTGCGAGTCCTCGTCCAAAGTGATGAGCGTTCCTGTTACCTTCTTGCCTTCGGGCATTCTCGGATCGTAGGAAACGAAAATCCCTTCGGTCAACCCGGTTGCAATCATTCCCATCTGCATTTGCCAATAATACTCCGTCCGTTTGCTCTTGAGTTGCTCGTTGTTTTTGATGAAGAAGTTTTGAAGGTGGTTGCCTGAATTAAAAGGACATTTGATTTCAATGAGCTTGTCACCAAGTGCATCGGGAGAGTAACCACCCCAAAGTCCATAGGTGATGAAGGTGTAGGTCTCCGCTCCGTAGTAGGTATAAAAGTCATCAGTTTGTTGCTGGAAGTAATGGAACGCTTCTTTCTCGTGTTCCTTGCCCCAATCCAATGCACGACCATAAATCTCCGTTCGGTTGCCTGTGAGATACTCCGCTGCTTTCTCAAACACAAAGGACTTTGCCGTCTCCGAAAGGAACTCCGATTTTGATTTCGGAGTCCCCATCAGTTTGTGAATTTCGGAAGCGGTGAAGCGTGACCTTCTCAAATCTTGCCAATCCTCTTCCGTCAAAGAAGAGTGAATTGTTGGAAGTTGATGTTTCATTTCTCGCCAATTAATAGTTTTTGGTTGACTGGAGAGACATCGTACTTGTTTGTGATGTCGGTCATCAGTCCACCTGTCTTGAGATGCTCCATTGCTTTTGCCCAATTAGGATGCTTTGGCGTGAGTTCTTCTTTCTTTGGTGCAGATGTTCTACCCATTGCCTTCTCACCATCATCGTCATCGTCAATGTTCAGGTTCAAGATAGAACCGAGTGCATACCTCCGAGCGTAAGTGATTGCAGAACCCATCGCTTGTGGATCGTTCTGCTTTGCCACAGGCATCGTGTAGGATGACTCCATCCACTCACCTGATTCGGAGTGAACGATGATGGTTGTGAGTGCGTCACCATCGGGAAACTGACTGACTGCCAACCCACATTCGCTCAATGGCTTTTGGATGGTTGACAAGATGTTTGCCAATGACGCATACTTTGACTTGAAGAAAGGGTTGTTGGACTCCTTTGCTACCTTGCTCACCGATGCTTGGAATTTTACCAACGCACCAGCGATGTTCTTGATTGATTCGCTTTTATTCATAGGAAATTTGTTTTTTGTCCGAGCATAAATAACACCGTGAACTTGTCGGGTTCTAAATAAAAAAACCGCTCCGTCTCAATCCCGACCAAATTGGTCTCAACGCATCCACCAAAGTAGACATCACGCTTCAGCATATACGGCTCAAGTTCGTCAAAGTGGTGGTTCAATAAATAGTCATCCACTTGCTTGTCGGTATAGACATACCTATCCCCACCAATTGTGAGAATCCATCCATTGATTGTTGCCTCAAGCATTGTTCACCTCCTTCAATGCAATCTCAATGACTGACTTGGCTTTGGGAGAAACGATGTTCCCCTCAATTAAATACTTGCGAACCGTTGGGAGAGATACCCCAGCTTTACGAGCGACTGACTGCAATAGTCCTTGTCTGCGTTTCATTTTAATCTCTTCAATTGCTTTCGTGTAATCCATAACGATTACAAAACAACAACAAAAGTTTCAATAAAACAAATTTATTTATCTTTTTGTGAATTAACTTTTCACTTCCACCGCAAAAATCAAGTCACCAAGACGAGCATTCAACTCGTTTACTAACTCCATTTGTAAGGATTCGGTGAATGCATCCGACAAGAAGTTGGTTGCTTTTGTACCTCTTCGGTGAATCTTTCTTGCGATTGCTTTGGCAAGTGACTCATAAGACATATTTGGGTTTATTGGCTTGATGCCTTTGTAAGCGATCCATTCCTGGATGGACTGCCACAAATACGGAGTGCCTTCAATGTGACCGTTGCGTGTGGGTTTGCGTCCGTATTCCACAAATTCCCAATAATCTTCAGCAAGAAGGATGGTGTTGATAGATGTGGGTGACTTGACAATCTCGCCCGGCACGAAGGATTGCTTCAAAGCGGACGAAGCGTTAATCTTTTTCTCGTCCATTGAACGAGCGATTTCAGGATAAACCCTTTGATTCCACCAATTCTCAATGATTTGGTTTAACAAGTCATCGTTTCCACCTTCACCAAGAAAGGTGTCAAGTGCATCGCCTAATTTATTCAAATCTATTTCAGCCATCCTACAAGCATTAAAACTGATAAACCTATACTGATGTTCTTTAATAGCGACAAAGTGCGTGAGATGGCTTTATTTTCACTCACAAGGGCATTGTTCTTCTCTCGCAGATATGCGTTATTGATTTGCACCTTGACAATGATGGAATCTTGCTCGGCAATAATGATAGAATCCGATGTCACAATCTTACGAAGAAGCGTGACTTGTTCTCTTGCAATCGCACCTTTGACCAAATAGTGATTGGCTTGTTTGATTGTATTTGTATCAACAAGGACTTGTCCATAACTGGTCAACGGAAGGAGCAGAATCAACAAGAATCTCATCTTACAAAGTAGCGTTTTTCTTCGTTTGTTTTTCCTTCTCTGCGATGAGCTTGTCAAGATACCACTTTGCTTTGTATAAATCCTCAAGTCCGTTCTTGTCCTCACATCTCCAAAGGTACTTAATCACATTTGCGGTGCAGACGGCAATGAGTCCCTTCTTCCTGATAGTTGCTGACTCAATAGCATCAATGCACTCTATATCCCCTTGCTTGTAGTGTGTTGGGTTAATTGCATCCATTGTCTCACAAAGGTATAGTAACTCTCTTCAATCACGATGATGTGTCCACCTGTCATAAATAGTTGCGTATTTTCAAAGAAGGCACAAGCAGCGACAATGTGTTGCTCATTTACAAATCCATCTTCCAAGATTTGCACAATCTCCGGTTCAATCCCAACAGATTCAAGCCACGAGTCGTTCTTTTGTTCCAGTATGATTTGCACTTTCATCATAATGTCTTGTGCGTATATGCGTGAATCTTGCGTGTGGTTGACTTGTCTCGGAAGGGTTTGAGAATTAACCAGCGACCTCCAATTGGTTTTGGACTTGCACCTCTTTCAATGTGCCATCCCTTTGATCCATCACCGTATTCTTCCTTGTATGCACTTGTGCGAATCATTAAGATGTCCCTCAACATCACCGTGTCGTGTTGTGTCAACTGCTCAACGGTGTAGGTCATCTCATAGTCCTCGTGAACGTGTCCCATCCAAATCGCATCCGCTCCTTCTACATTGACGCTCATTCGGTTGTGTTGGATAGTTCCACGAGTTACCGCACCACCGCCACCAAATCCGTGCATATACTTAATCTTGAAAGATTGTGTCGTATTGCCATCGTTGAACTGGATGCGAATCCATCCACCATATCCTCCCACCTGAATGTCCGAACCGGTCTTGTAATTCAACAAGGTGACAAAGCGTTCAATGATGTCCGTCTCTTGTCGTTTTAAGATAGCGGTCTCGTGGTTACCATAGGCAACCAACTTGATGAGATGTGCGTAAGGTGTAAACCAATCAACTGCGGTGTTGATGATGGCATCAAAGTAGTTTGCGGAATTGTGTTCAGGACGGATGTCGCTCTTTGATTTGCGTGGATCGTATGCACCTTGCATCAAGCAAAACAAATCTCCGTTGATGAGTATGTCGTGATTCCCTTTGAGTGCTTCGTCAAGATGCTTCTTCAATAACTCCCGGTCACACTTCGGATTGTCCCAATGCAAATCGGAGATAAGAAGGACTTTCGTTTCCTCCCATCTCTTGTCAATTCTCACTACATTGTTTTTTTTCATATGGTGTCCAAGTGGATGTGTAATCCTATCGCCTTTTTCAAGCCCTCTGCTGAAGGTTTGAAGGTGTCAAGGTAGATAGTATCAAATGAGTTGATTCGTTTGATGAGCGTGTCTCTTACAAGCTTCTCTCTCTCCACGATTCTCTCGTGCATCTCCACTTGTATTGGTCGTTCAATGCGGACTGGTCTTTCTAAATTGAAGAAAGCCACAACCACGCTACACAGGAACAACGCAAGTATTAAATAAATAAGGAGTGTTGACTTGGAAGTTGATTGCATATCCTGAAAGAATGTCGGTTTTGGCATCGTAAAAAGGTGAAGCGTTGGAAGTAACTACCAATTCAAAATCTTCGTCATCTTGGGTGTTGTCATCAATCAATGCAAATACATCAGCGATGATTTGTGCGGTGTCCGAAAGAACCTCAATGACATTGCTCTCACTTTCAAACACACGATCCATCACGAGCAAAGCAAAGTTGTATGTCATCAAGTTGCCAGTTGTTGACAAATTAAACCCATCAGGATACAACCAAACCAGCGGATAATACTCAACATTCTCAACCGTGAGATTGGACTGCTGACCGACTCCGAACTTGCCCACCATCTTATGGCTTTCGGCTGCCGTTTGGATTTTTGCTATGATTTGGTTTAGTGTCATTCTTCAGGAATTTGAGAAGCTTTGCCTCGTTGTTTTTCTGCCACTTATTTGTCCTCGTTGGGGAAGTCATAGTTCCAAAAGCAATCTTGTGAAGTTGGAAGATAAATGCCACCCACAAAAGCGGTATTCTTTGGACGGATGGTGTCAATGGTATTGCCGGGATTCAAGAATAACGGATAATCATTGGTATTTGTACGCAAGTAATCACGCAAACGATTCGCATAATACTCCGCTTTGTCACGGTATCTGCCCTCAATCATTGTCATCTCCTCTACAGATACGGCACGAGCGTTGTCACTCTCCCTTGATGCAACCGATTTATTCATCAGTTTAAAGGTCATTGGAAGCATTGCCTCGGTCAAGGTGTAGTATTTCAAACAAGGTGCGATGTATGAATCCAAAAGGGTGACATTCAAGGCAGTCAAAGTGTTTGCATACGCTTGTGTCTGCAATTCATTGTAAATGCCCGAACCGATGACATCCCGAATATAAATCTCTTGAGCTTCTTTGATTGCTGACTTTAGCAATTTATCGTCAACATTCTCATTCAAAGGAGTGTTGTCCTTCAAATAGGTTGTGCTTATGAAATATACAAAGTTGGTCATCGTTTAATTCTCCTCAATAATTTTTGAACCCAAATGTGTCTGCATTGTGGTGTGTTGACATCAAGTGTTGGATTATGATACCAACCGCCTCTGCGTTTCCAAACATCGTAACCGAGTTCAGCACTCATCATATTGATGTCCTCACGAGAATACACACGACCACTATTCACAACATCCGTGCAGAACTTACGAGATGTATCAATCAAAAGTCCTCCGCTGATTCCCGGTGCCAGTCCGTATTGATAGCGAACCACCAATTCAGTTTGCAGATTTTTGATTTCTTCCAATCCTTTCGGGGTTGTTTCCAATCCGTCCTCGTATGACTTAACCAATTCCGCTTTCGCAAGTTTGGCAATTGTATCTGCAACAACCTTTGCGTCAAGTTTGGTGATGTTTACAATGTCTCCAACCTGTAAACCTTTGTTTTCTTTCAACACATTCAAGATGGCAGATTCAATCGCATCGGCAAACTCAAATCGTGCCTCCTCAAACTCTTCGGCTTTCTCTCCGTATTTATTGAATACAATCAAGTCACGCTCATCGTCCCATCCAAAAGGGTTTTGTTTTAACAATGCAACTGGTGACGCTGATGGCAATGAATCTCCTCCAGCGATAGGGGGAAGGTTTGCCAATTGACGCTTCTCGTTGATTGTCATATTTGACAATACATTGTTTGCAACCAAAGGACTCAAAGCATTGATGGCATCGTTCAAAGATGATTGCTGAACATCGGTAATCAATGGAAGTCCAAGTTCTTTTCTTGCTTCTTCGTTTGTAATTACACCAGCGGTGAATAACGCTTGGTAATCCAATCCGATTGGTGGCTTGTTGATGGTCTCCAATCTTACCTCTGCGATAGGTTCAAGCAAGTACGAGAACACATCGTCAATCTTTTGTTGGCGTGGTTCAATGTATGCGTGATGAAACATCTCATATGCTTCAATCAATTCCGTTCTACCACCTAACTGCCCCTCTACACGCACCCCAAACAACATTGGAGAGTTCACCTTGTGTGCAACAAATATCTCTTGTTGTACGGTCTTATTTAATAAGTCAAATTGCTTGTCAAAGTCCGATGGTTGCAAATTGCTAATCACCGATGCTGTTTCTTGTGGATCGTTGTATTGGATGATAAGTCCACCCGCATTGTCCGTGCCTTGATAATTCTCTTTGAATCGTCTTGCAGTTGCACGAGCTTCTTCAGGTGTTGGGATGCCCTTGAACAACTGGATGTGAGTTTGTGCCGTAAATCCGTTCTTGATGCTATTCAAGTAGTAATTGGAAATCTCGGTGTCAACCTCAATATATTTCAACGCCCCTACATAATCAGGAAGCGGATATGTGCCTTCACCTGGACGATAGAATTGACAATAGTACAATTGCTTTGATTCTCTCGTGATTGGGTTGTAGGGTTGATAAGAGATGCGTGGTGCTTTGGCATCAGTCCAATCCTCGCAGTACAAATAATGACCATCAAGTGACTTGCGTACATCCTTGAATGGGATGTGATAGTATTCGCTTGGTGCGGTCTTGGCTTTGTTCCAAATAACCTCTACACAAAACCCATTGAACAACTCGGCATCGTATGCAATCTTTGCTTTGAGTTCCTCATAGGTCTCATAGGCGTTGATGTTCTTTAATTTGGCTTGGGCTTTGGCGATGTCGGTGGTGTTTTGTCCGAAAACATCAGTACCAACACCAGCAATATAAGAAGCTTTTGCAGAAACGATGGCATTGTGCTTGGGTGATTTGTTAAATAATTCAACGAGAAAATCGGGATAGAGATTGTCTGCTCCGAAAGTCACGAACCCTTTTGCCTTGTTCTCCTTGAACACAGGCAGTTTGTTGTCGTGAAAATTGATCCTTTGGAATATCATCACCTACAAATAGCAATCAATCCTTTTTGTTTGAGAACTTGTCAATAGATGTGAATCCAAGACAAGCAATCACGATGAACTCAACTGCGGTCACCAGTTCAGGAGAAGGTACAATATCAGCTGGGGACAAACTATTATGAGCCATTGTGCCAAACAAAACAAAAGCACCGATGATGCCAACAAATCGTTTTGATGACATCTCTCCTTTGTCACCTGTGAAGATTTCTAAAATGCGTTTCATATGTCGGAAGATAGCAAAAGTGTGTATGTGAAAGAGTTTCCGTGCAAGGTCGCTGCCTTTTTGACAATAGCCATAAAAGAATCAAAGTCCGCTGACTTCTTAAACACCTGACATCCCTCGCTCCAGTTCTCAACATAGGTTGAATCTGCACCGGCTTTGTGAATGTTGATTCCGTAGATTCCTTCAGTAATGACCTTCTCATCAAATGTCATATCCTTATTGCTATCTCGGTATACCTTGAGTGGTTTCACTTGTCTCAACGCCTCATATTTGCCTTGATGCAGACCGATAGCGTGGCTTCCTTTGTACTGACCGGGAACTAAACGAGCAACACCTTGAGCGTTGTGAAATTCTTTCACTCCCTTTGTGCCGGGATCGGTTGTCGCTGCCCATTGTTTGAACACCCATTCACCATTCACTTTGTAGGAAACGGTTAAAAGGTCATCAAATACATTGGTGACTTTGTTGCCGATGGTGCGGATGCCGATGATGTTCAGGTTGTAGTCACCATTCTCAAAGAATTTGTAACCCTTTGCCTTCATTGCTACTTTGATTTTTTCTATCATTTCCCTTGTCCTTTATATGGTTTGGAACTCTTGTGCTTGTTCTTGTGTTTGGTGTGTCTGCCCAATTTGTTTTTGGGTTTGGCACGGAATGTTGATGTGTTTACTTTGGCTGCCATAGGTAAACTCTAAAGTATTCAAAATCCTCTTTCCCTCCTTCGCTCACATAGTTCAAATATGCATCATAAATCACTCCCTTGAATTGAATCGGTTGTGTGGTTGTATCAAGTCCAGCACCCACCATCTTGACTGCAAAAACCTCAATCTTCTCCTCCATCTTTTCTACCTTCTTCTCGGCTTTGACAACTGCCTCTTTCAATTCTGCTTTCTCCGCCACCTTTTCTTCCACCATCTTGTCACTCATCTTGTGTGCCTGTGCAGTTGCAACCGATGCCTCTTGTAGATGGCTGCTAATTTTCTCAAGCATCAACTCTACCTCATCAACTGGAACGGCTTTGGTCTTGGGTTGTGGAACGGCAACGATGGCGATACACAAACAAGCTGCAAAAATAAAAGTAAAATGTTTCATAATTTACGCATTGTGTTCATTATACGAATCTCGGTAATAGCAGCAGCCAATGCACTATCGGATTTTTTGAGAGCATACGACAAGCGGTCAATCTTCAAATCCAACGCATCTATTTTTTGGTTGCTCTTTTCAATCTGCTCTTTATACCCCGACCGAAGGTCAACATACAAATAGCTAACAGCCAACAGCATACAAAAAGCCACGGCAGCAATTGGGTTTTTGCGAAATTGTTCAAAACTGACAGGGACGGGGGTTTTCTTAGGAACGGCCATTATTCTGTTGGGTTATCGGGTTTAATACAATATGGGGAATCGGGGAACTTGGCACAAAATCCTTTCAGGTACAAATTGTCATCACCCGAAAAGGTGTGAACGCCAACGGGATTTGGCCATACTTCAAAGGCCGTGAAATCGGGTTTGGGTTCTTCGTACCAAAGAATATCCACCGCATAGAGTGGGGATAGGTCTGTGCAGTTGCCTTCTTCATCCGTGGCAAAACAAATGTTACCTAATTCCACAACGGCACAACCAACATAGGATTTTGATTCAGTACCATCAATGGATGTGGTTTCTTGTATTTGGGTTTGGTATGTTGCCCACTCCGTTTCGTTTGCGAACTCGTATTTTGTGAAGGTCATTATAGTGTTGTTAGTGCTTGGCATTCGGCATCGGTTAAAGCGGTTGGGAATAAGCAACTTTGTTGAACTTCATTTGTTTCAAAACCTACAAGGTAGTTTGGTTGCAAATAAAAACTATTTAATGCCGTGGTGAATGTGTAGGTTGTTGTATTGGCCCCAATTTTGCTACCATTAACAAACAAAGATGTACTTCCCGATTTGTAAACTACGGCAATCTTTGCACTTGTTTCAATTACTGCTCCTTGCGTAATAGTCACTACGGCTACGCCCCCCGCATATATTGTTGCCCTATAATAGTTATTTGAAGTTTTTACTATGTAAATGGCATTTGTTGTACCAGTGTTAATAGAAGCAATGTCTGCATTTTTATATTTTGCGGTAACTTGTACGAACATAGTCCCCTCCGTCTGCCCAATCAAACTACTAATACCCGTCTTGCTACAAGCATCCGCCACCCTTGTTGCGCTTGATGATGTGGTTGGGATGTAGGATGTGGGGTAACTGCTTTGCTCTAATTGTGCACCCCAAGCCAAAATGTCAAGAGTCAAATCGCCACCATTAAAAAAATTGCCCGTTCCTCCGCGAGTTCCAAAAACAATAGCGTCTGTTCCTACCGAAAGATTTGATAATGTAAACCTTTGCCAAGATGGTGTAACAAGAAACACTTGACCTTGACCGCCACCCCAATACATTAAAACATTTTGATTTGACGATGTATTACTTTTAAGGTAAATAGTAGTCGTACCAGTTGCGCTTAAAGTTAAAGACGATTGGTTGATTGCACTAAAATCCGAAGCGGTAGTACCTGTTCGTGCAAATTGAATGCGGTCTGCGTTTTGCGAACCATCGGGAGATGTAGCAAAATTAGCCGTTACAACAGGAACAGTAGCCGACCCTCCAGATATTTTATTATAAGCCGCATTGTCAAACTGCTCTGAATACAAACACAAATTCGTACTCTGCTTCTCCAACAACAAACTTGGACATCCGCCCCCGCCATTTTGATAAGTTAGGCGTGGAACATTTAAGCGGTCGGTAGTGGGAAAATAAGGCTTTGCGGTTGAGCCGATGTTAAGTTGGTAACCCCAAATAAAAACCGCACCGCTTCCAGTACCCGTGTAAACACTCGATGTACCATTATTGAGAAAAACATAAACATATTGCACCCCGCTTAATGTTGTAGTCAATGTAAAAATACAACGATACCACCCATTGCCAACACTTTCAATACTTTGATTTGCTCCTGTTGTTGTCCCATTGCTTAAATCAAAGCGATTACTTCCATAACTTATGCTTACGCCATCAAACAAAACCAAATTGATATTACTTAATGTACTTGCTTTGGCATATACTGAAATTGTATAAGTGCCTGCGGTAATATTAGGAGTTTGGTATGTTATATGGCTATCATTTGCCGCGTTATCTTGTAATGTGTCTGCGGTCAAAGTTCCATTGGGCGCGTTTGTTGTGCTTGCTGTTACTGACGCTTGGTATTTACTCCAATTACCTGAATTAAAAGTTTCAGAATCTAATACCATATTCCACGGGCAAACCTCCACCAACCCCGCACTATTTACGCGTGTTCCGTTGGATGCTCGTGTGAAACTCAAATCCCCGCTGCCGTCTGTGGGAATTGGTGAATAAACAACATCTTCTTTGTAGCCACTCGGAATCATCACGAGTGACGCTTGACTTAGTAGATTGCTCATAAGTTGTTTAATTTATTAAGTAAGCAAGAGATACCTTCATAGTATCCTCCGTCAGTTGTGATGCGTGATTTGTAACCTTGCACGATGTCCCATCCTTGTCCTTTGTATAGGCGGTGTCGTGTGCCAATTCCGATGCCTATCATTTTAATAACCGATTACCGATCCTGAAGAGATGATGAACCCTGTGATTTTTGAAGAACCACCAGCGGGAAGATACGCACCTTGTTGCAAAGTGACTGCACTCAATCCTCTTGCTGAAAGTACATTTGTACCGTCAACGGAGAAAGATGTGAACACGGTGTCCTCTTGAACCACAAGAGCTGAATAACCGACTCCGGTCACAGTTCCAGTTGCGTGATACTTGAATCCATCGCCACCAGCGATGATGCTTGTTGAATTGCTCATTGTATGTAGATTTTTTCGTTTAGTGTTGGGTTGTATTCATTCTCGGTGAATGTCTTTTGTACTTTCAAAAGACCTGTCTCACACAACACGCCTCCAGCAGTTGAAACACTATATTCGTGTTCTCCTTCCAAAAGGGTTGCAGTAGTGCCTTCAATGAACTGAAATTGATTGTATCGCTCTTTGTGTGCAGATATGTCCGTCAATGTTCTTGTGACGATGGTTTCGGTTTGGCGATGAGTAAATGTAAACACATAGGATGCAGCACTTGCCTTCTCCGTCAATGTAACATACCAATTCTTCGTTTGCCCTTTGTTAATTACCAACATCTCTACAAAATAGCGAACAACTTTTTATGTAACAAAAAAGGGAGAGCATTTGCCCTCCCTCTTTCTCCTATGAAAACACGAACCAGTTAGATACCCAAAGTGGTAACAACTCCAGCTTGTAATTTGTAAGGTGCTTCCGCTTCAATCGCTGACAAGGTAACCTCATATCCATTTGAATCACCCATCGCAGTACCGGTGTTCGCAACCATAGCGGTCACATCACATCCGTACTCCTTACCCACCAAGAAATACTCATCGTTGTTGTTTCTCACGATGCAGAAACATCTGCCTTGTGCCAACAATTTCATTTCATTTCTTTTGGTGGTTGACAATCTGCGAAGTTTGAAAGCAACATCCGATTGATTGAAGGATGTGCCATTCTCAACACTCACAGTTGTGGTGATTACCATTGATCCAGTTGCTTTGGGAAGTTCGTAAGTATAAACGCTACCACTTGCAACGCTTGTTGCGGTAACTTCTCCACTTGCAACGGTGAATCCTGAAGTTGCCCAGTTAATCAAGTGGATGCTTTTGATGCCACCAACTGCATCTTTGCAGTCAAGGGCGAATCCTGAAGTAAGTAAACAAGGCATATCTTAATGGATTAAAGGGTGAAGTAAACGATTTCTCCGGGGAAAGCAACCTGAACACCAGCTTTGAAAGTGAAACGAACTCGTACTTCATCGTTGTCAATGCTGTACCACATCTTCACTTCTTCTTGCTCGTCAATCAAGTCAGTTCCCATAAAGAAGTTTGACAAAGAACCAGCAACAATCTTGCTTGTTCCGTTCAAACCACCTACGGCAATCAACTTCATATTTGTACCGGGGTAAACCATTTCCATAGTTTGTGCAGCATCTGCAACATAATGGAACAAGTTTGCATTCTTCAAGTTAACCAACATCAACTTGTAGGCATCAATTCCCAAGAAGCAAACCAAGTCATCCTTCTCTGCAACGGCAGCGGGGATGTTGGCATACACTTGATCCAAGATGTCATCAATGTTTGCAGCGGTGATAGAAGCAAATGCAGTTGGTGCAGAGTTAGCCAATACTGGAGACGCAGCAGCGATGATTTTGTTGAAACCATCAAAGCGACTCAAGTTAGGGTTACCACTTGCGGTGTCACCTTGCCACATTGCAGTTTCCAAAGTTTGTGCAATTACGGCAGCTTTTTCAGCACCGATTTGCTCTTCAAAGGGAACCATTGTTGGTGAACCAGGCATAATTTGGGTTTGCATCCATTTGGCTTCCAAAGTTTTTGGACACAAAGTTTCTTCAACTTTCACAGCACCAACGGTGATGTTTCTTTGAGTGAAGGCAGTTGTACCTGATGGGTTGTAACCACAACCATCGGCTTGGAAGAAAACGGTTGAAGCAAGGATGTTCAAAGCAGATGCTGATTTAACACCTACTTGAACTTGGTTAGCAGATTGCAAAGTTGAAGAAGTTTTGCTTCCGAACAATGCTTTTACCAATAAGTCAGTTGACTGCTCATTGGTGTAGTTAGCGAGTGATCCTACTGAAAATGACATAGTTTTATTTGTTTATAGAGTTTTTGAATTTTTTAAGTGCTTCAAAGCGGTCGTTCTTTTTGGTAGACACAGGTGCTTTCAAGGGTTCTTCGCTTGGCAAGTCAGCAACCTTTTCAATCAGGTCAATTGCTTTGCTCATAGCTTCTTTGTGTTTGATGTTTGATGCAGTCAATGACTCAACCTTTGCAGACAATTCAGCGATGGCAGATTCCAACTTGGAAACGGTGTCGTTGAATGCAGATACGGTTGCGAACTCTTCAGCTTCAATTTCAATTTCAATTTCGGGTTCAACGATTTCAGTAACAAAACCACCTTCAGTTGTAACCAACAAACCACCTTCAACCTCGTGGGTTGCATCAGGTGCTGGAATGTTGCCTTCGGCAGTTTGAACGAAGATGGCAGTTCCAACCGCCAATTCGCCTTCGTACTCAATTACCGTTCCATCAGTCAAGGTGGCAGTTGCCATCTCTACTTTTGTTTCTTCGTCCGAAAATCCCAACATCGTGCGGATTTCTTTCAATGTTTCTTTTGCGTTCATTTGTATAAAATTAGAGTTTATGTTTCGGTGTTGCAATTTTACTTGCCGTTCCACTTGGAAAGGACTTCTTTCAATGCCTCAAGTATTTGTTCGTCTTTGTCTTCAGGGAAATCAAAAACCCCCTCAACGGAGAATCCTTTGAACTCACCCTCTTTCACTCTTGCCCACACATCGTCATTGTCTACAAGGTAGGAAACAAACCAAGATCCATCGGCAACCTCCTCAAATCCCTTCGGTGGCATCACGCCTCTCTCTCGGTCAATGATGTATGATTCAAACAAGCTCACACCATCCATTATCGGAGTGCGGTGATGGGCATTGACTGCATCGTACTTGTTGCCCCTTGCCCATTTCTTGGCAATCTTGAAGATGCTCTCCTTGTCAAATACCACATAGTATTCACCACGCACATCGTCTCTGCGATAGATAGGAAGGTCGGCAATCATCGCTGCTCCAGTTACGATTCTTTTCTCCTCGTCTTGGATGGCAAACTTTTGACCTTCTACCTTCAAGATTCTCTCGCACCAACGGAGCATCTCTTCACCACCCCAAAGCAAATAAGAGATAGTTCCACACGCTTCGGTGTCATCGGGGTTGTAGTATTCCTTCGCACGACTCAAGAATGAGTAAGTGCGTTCAATCGTTTCAAGCGACAAGTTCTCACGGTTAGCAAGTTGGTTTGCTCTTGCTTTGCCTACCAATGTCGCACACTCGTTGCCTATCTTCTCGTTCAATTGCATTCCACGGATGGCATTGTCAACCGCTGCCTGTGGGTAATCGTTTTGAAATTTACCTTCCCAATATGAATAACAAATCGCAACCGCTTGTTCATTGTCCTTGCCTTCATTGATAAGGATTGGAACACAACGAGAGATGAACTCATCTTCACTCTCATTTGGATTGGGTTCAACAAACTCTTGGTTGAAAGCAAGAAAGTCCTTTTGTATCGCTGGAGATTCCACGAGAGAGACAAACTCAATCCCTGTCTCTTCGTCCCATTCGTTGATGTCTAATTTGTAAACTGGTAGTTTCATCGTATTCAAATAGCGTTATTTCACAACGGACACTCTTTTGGTGTTTCCGACTCTTGCTTGTGTGCGAGTTATGTCCCCTTCGGTCACAAATACTCTCTGCTCAAATCCGCTGACTTGTGGCAATGTAGATGATACTTGTGGTGCAGACATTTGTGGAAATCCTCCTCCTCCCATTTGTGATGGAGATGGTGCGGTTGTTGTTTGGAATTGTGTCTTTTTGATTTTTGCCAATTGTGCTACACCGAACAACGCTGCTGCCGTTGCTTGTAGAAATGGATATGCTGGAAATGCTGCGGTGATTGGTGATTCCTGTGCAGTTGTAAAAGCATTTTGAGTTCCTTCAATTGTTGACAATATGGTGGAAGCATATCGCATTGCCTTTCCTATTTGAAATGCTTTCCTTTGTGATTCTTCATCCTTACTTGCAAACGCATCAGCCAATTCAGTAATTGTGTTGAAATAATTGATTAGCGAATCAATCATTTCACTATGGTTCGCCTTAACTGCAAGAACAAATTTCTCCGCATCGGTGTATTGCTTTTGATATGTCTGCTCTTGTAATTTGACTTTTGTCTCTTCTCCAAACTTTACTTGCTCAACTTGCTTTTCAATTCCTCTTTCGGCATCTTTCAAATCCTTATCACGCAATTCTTGACGCTTGTAGTTGTAGATATTCTCAAGAACCAACAACGCTTCTTGGTTTTTGGCGTATTGTTTACGAGCATTCTCATACCATTGTTGTAATTGCAACAATTCCTTGTCCGCTTCATCCGCTTGAAGAAGACGCAATTCTTGATTTAGTGTGCGTACTGCATCAAGTTCTGCTTGTCTTTGTTGTCTTCTTTCTTTTGCTCGTTCGGCTTCGGCTTTTGATTTGGCTTGGTCTTTGGCTTCGTCCTCATCTTTAAGAGCTTTTATGTCCTTGTAAAGTTTAATCTCTCCATTGACCAATTGCTCCACCCTAAAAGCATTGTCTTTGAGTTCCTTTCTTAATCTTTTCTCACGGTCTTGGTCAGCATCAACATTGGAAAGCATCCGACCTTGCTCAATGATTTTGAGTTCTTTTTGGATTTGAAGATAGCGGTCATTTAATTTGTTTTGCTCCGCTTGTAGGTCATTTAATTCCGTTTGCTTACCCGCCAATTCACCTTCCAAAAGAACTTGCCTCTCACGATTCAACTCCTTCATACTTTGGTTGTACTTGTCTTGTTCGGCTTTGGCTTTTTTGGTTTCCTCGGATACCCCAAAGATGGCAAGACGAATGTCATCCCAATATGCTACAATAGAACCAAGAGCAACGACCAACAATCCAATTCCAGTTGAACCTATACCCGCTTTGATTGCTGCGAATGCTTTTTTTGCACCGCTGATTACATTGTTAAATATGGCAGTAAATTGTTGTTCAATCTTTCCAAGCCCCTCAAGACCTTCAGCCAATGCCATTGCACCTTGCAACTTAACCAATGTCTTTTGCAAGTCCTCGCTTTCATTTCCGAAGAGAGCCATTGCCCCTTGTGCTGCTTGAAATCCACGAGCAACACCTTGAACAACCGTATTGATTTGAGCAAACCTGTCAGGATTTACTGCTGCAACTCGGTCGTTGAAGTCATCCATTCGGTCACGAGCTTGTGCAAGTGCTTGTTCTGCCCTTATTGCTTCGGGAGAAAACTCGCCAAATGCCATCACCGCCTGTTGTGCTTGGACGGTTAATTCTCTAATCTCCGACTTCATTGACTTGAAGTCAGGTTTTTTGACCGTTAGGTCTATCGCTGCCGTTAGTGCCATATCTTATCCGTTACCTATTACAAAATAATTTGTTCCATCACACACAATCCATTTCTTCTCCCAATGGTTGTTGATGACCTCATCGTCTCCTCCGTTTATTGTTGCAGCAGTTGCCGTGTCAATCGTGATTGAATGTGCTGAATTTGTTTTGAGAAATACCCAATGCTTTCCGCTTAATCCTGACGGATCGGGCAAAGTGATGGTGAAGTTTCCAGCTGTCGCATCACATAGGAACAACCAATCGTCTTTGGTCACCGTTGTTGCCGTTGTTACCGTCTTAACTGCACCACCACTCAAGAAGGATGGATACATCTCATAATTTCCGAGATAGAGTGTGTCAGGTTTAGTGACCGCAAAGTCATCACACAATATCGCAGCACTTCCATCCGTTCCGTCTTGAAAGGTTGTGTTTTTGGAAACAACCGCAAATGTATCGGTGAGATTATTGTTCTGCACAATACCATCTCCCTGAATTATACCTCCTCCTCCTTGACTCACACCAACGGTCACACCTTTGATGCCGGGTTTGATTGGTATATTCCCACCGGGATAGATGTCGGATTCCGCATCCGTTTGCCCCGCAGTTCCCGCACCGATTGTCTTTTGAACAATTGATGCTGGTTGGATAAATTGTGCCAACAGGAACTCGCAGAAATACACACCATCTTCAGCGGGGTTGTAATCGCTGATTTGATTCAATCTCCAATACTGACCTTCAAAGAAATACGCATCCGAGAATGACAAGTTAAGCCAATCCTTCGGAGTGATGCGGAAGTATGCTCTTAATATCTTGGAGTTTGATCCTGTAATCTCACTCAAGAAACGATAGTAGTAATTGTTGACAAGGTTTGAGTTGGTATACTTATACCCCGCACCAACACCAATCTCTCTCGGCATTCCAAAAAGAATGTCATAAGTGGGATTGCTGATTGAGTCCAAGTGAATGGTCAATGGGATTGAGAATTGATTTGTGTAGTTCAAACCAACACCCGCATATTGTGCGTAGAACTTCCAATTGACTCCACTCACAACACCACCAAAATACAATATCCTCAAGTCACCATCTTGATAGTTGGGGACATACGACAAGACAAAGTTCTTTTGGTTGTTGTACGAGTTTATTTGCGTAGGTGCAAAAGCAATTTGAATCTTTTTCTCATTCTTGATAAACTGGTTCTCAACCTTGTATGTACGACTTCCGTATGTTGTTTGATACGATTCCTGATACAAGACATTCGCTTCGTCCTTGCCCTCTTTGTATTGTAGGACATAGGGGTTTGCTTCAAGCTCTCCCATAGGCACAATCTCAACAGGTTGAGAATAGTCCAGTTTAGCAGTCCAATCAACATTATCTCCAGTATAGAACTCATCTCGTGGAACGCAACGCAGATTCTTGGGATTGTCTTTGTCGGGTTCAATGTACAAATTGAACATTTTAACAAACGACATAAACATCTCGCTTTGCTTGACTTCGGAGTTTAGGAATGCAGAGAAGTCAACCGTCTCTCCAAGTCCGTATGTGTACGCTGATTGATTGCTCTCAATAAACGAACCAATACCGATATCCAAAGAGAATTGAGCATTGGTCAAATTGTATGAATTGGCATCGTCATAAACTTGTGCCAATCTCACATCCAACACATTGCCTGTAAACACCGCCAAAGGTGAGAAGTACAATCCGACTTGGAATGCTGGTGATCCGAAGTCAACGGTGACCGTGCTTGTTTGCTTCAACACTCCGTCAACATACAATCCAAACACCAAGTGAATGTCCTCTTGGAATACAGGTGCATAGCCGGTGGATGCGTAGTTGATAGAAAGGTCAACATCAAACACATATCTTCCACCAATAGGTGCAGTATAACGCCCGGTCGTGTTGTTGTAATTCCCACCATTGTCAAAGTTCCCACCTGTGGAATCGTTTTGGAATATAAGGATTGAGTTCAGGTCAAGGGATTGTGCAGATGTTGTGCGAGAAGCTCGGAATCTTCTTGACTCCAATGTCGCAGCATTTGCCGTCAATGCCGATGGTGCTGGTAACACCAACCGCTTGAACCTATCCGAGTTGAAAAAGGAATCGTTTGTGTAGGTGAACCCGGCATTGGTGAAGATTTTGTCAACCACCGTCTTTGCATAGAGCGAAGGAGTGAACTGACTTGTGTCCCACAAAGCTATGTTTGTCGGATGTCCCTTGTCTATCATCGCATACATATAGCCATCACCATATGCAAATGCTTGTGGAGTTCCGTTCTTGTAGATTTGATTTGACCACGAGTCAATGATGTTCCCACTTGACAAAGTGTGGTTGTATTCGCTGAAATCTAATTGGTTAAGTTTGCGTTCTGCGATGGTCGTGAAAAAGTCAGCAGATTGTCCGTGACAAGTCACCTCATAGGTGATGTGTGTGGAGTCATCAACACGGATTTGAATCAATCGCAAGAACCCTCTCAACTGCTCAATGCCATCTACATAGATGATGCACTCGGCTTTGAGATTTGGGTTGAATGTAGGTGCAAATTGTGTGACTGAAGTTGTGGTTTGCTCTACCTCAAAAAGATGCGAGAAGATGATGTTGTTTGTTTTTGAACCGGGCAACTCAATTGTCTTTGTCCAATCCGATGATCTTGTGTCAGGTTCACGGATGTCGGCAATTGAGCGATTGATTAAGACATTGAAATCTTTGTAGGTGTCAAGTTTGCGTTGAACCCAACTACCACCCAATGCAATCTCTTTTGAAATACGGCATTCCTCACCTTCTTCAAAAGCATCAACAACACGACTCTCAAAACTGCCCTCAATCGTTTCAAGCAACGATGTGGGGATTGCAACATAAATTTCTATCATTGGCGTTGGCGTTTTGATTCAAAGGAATAACTCATATCAAGCTCAATGAAGAACGCATTGTCTTGGATGTGCTTCTTGACTTCGTAGGTCGTTGCGTCTATATTCACCGCAACCAAAGTGCCATCGTACGCATAGACAACGGGAGATGATAACAAGTCAAGCAACCATTCGGATTGCTCTTCCGTGATCCAGTTACTGAACATCTTGACCTTGTGAGTCATATTCGTGTCGTAGGTCTTTTGCTTGAATGCCGATGTAGTATATCCGTATGTCGCACCCAATGTGTATGGGTTGGACTTAAATTGCTTTCGCTGGATGTCGTAATTGTCACGCCTTACCCTATTAAATCGGAATGAGTCAAAGCCACCCAACGAGTTCAGGAAGAACAAATCGGTTGTGTCGTATTTGCTACACTCGTCAATCAGGTTCACTCGGTAGGTTTCGGATAGAACGGTACTGCTCAACTTTAACTGGATGTCGTAGTATGTCGCTGCACCCGGTATTGTCAATTGACTTCCTGATGGAATCCGAACCACTTTTGTGGATGGTAGATTGATTGTTTGTGTGGATGCGTCCGAGTAAGTTACAAGGGCAGTTGTTGCCGTGTTGCGGATAGCATAGAGCCAATCCTTTTGAGTGCGGTGAATGGTCTTGCTACGGATGGGAGTCAAGAATAATCCATTGCCATCCATTGTGTATTGCCCGGCATAGTTCACCAAGTCAATTGAATTGAGTGCAGCGTTCCACACGCTTCCAGTTGCCGATGTCAAGTTGGTGTATTCGGTCACGCTTCCTGTGGCAGATGCCGAGTATTCATAGCCAAACTCTACCTTGTAATCCATAATTGAATTTGTGCAACCACTTGCTGCACTATCGTTGAAGTTCCAATCATAGGTGACATAGTTCTCAAGGATGCGTCCGATATTGAACACGCCCTTGTTTGTGCTTCCGTAGTAGATGGGTGCTTTGAGCTTGGCGAGTGAAGTGGTGCTTTGCTTGACCTCTGCAATGAACTTGAAATTGTCCTTTGTGTAGATGCCACCTGATGACTCCGTAATTACAAAGTTCGTATCGTTGTACGCTGGAGCATACTCGTTTGGTTGTTGTGTGATAGATAGTGCCACGATAGAAAATAGCGGTTCAAGGTATGCGTCCCAAATGCACAATAGAATGGTTAATTGCACCGATTTCTGGGTAGTTTAACCAATATATTGTCAACCTATAGGTTTAGTTTATGACGGACAGATTCAACTTTAAAGTTGAATTTTTGCGATAATGTCACAAATATCCAACGATAAAGTGCGATATAATACGCAAAAGCATATAGTTTAGTCCCTTTTATGGCAAGTTATATGTGTATGGGTATAATACCGCTCGGTATAAAACAAGGGGATTGAATGAACCACCTTCAACATCTTCCCGATAGGGAATGCAAACATTTGCCACTAATCCTATATTTTGGCAATTTGTAACAAATACTGCCAATAATTTGTTACAACATCTCGTTCAAACAAGCCACGACATATGCGTTGAATCCCTTTGTTGCTGACTGCTCCAATCGTTTCTGCCTCTCTTTTGTCTTTGCTTTGTAGAATGCAATCGTGTTCAGGAACTCAATCAACGGCATCTGCAAGATGGTGTCCCATTTTGTCCGATCCCCTTTGACAATCTTGTCAACTAATTCCAACCACGCTAATGGACTTACGCTTCCCGTTTCAATTGGTTCATCTCCTCCTTCAAATAGGTTAGGATAGTTTCCAATAACTTGGGATAAACTGCCGAAAAAAAAACTGCATAGGAGTAAGCGGTGGTAACTGGAAGCGACAAGAACAATTCACACTTCTCTTGATAGTGTGCTTGTGCATCCGTGACCTTCTTTGTGCGTCCCAACAAATCCACCTCGTAAGTAAGCAACGCCATCACTTTGTGAAGCGACTCAATCATATCACCGTTGAATACTTGCTGGAGTTCAATGAAGTGGTGACCGCAAATCTCGTTTGTTGTCTTTGCCAACTTCCAACGCCTTCCACGATGTCGGAAAGAGAATCTCACCTTGTCGGTTGGTAGTGTGTTTAAGAACTCCAACTTCTTCAGTTCGTTTGTCAGCTCATCAATCGGCATTGACTCCACCTTGTCCATTGACCAATCTTTGACGATGGCAAGGGTGTTCATTGTTTTCTCAATGTGAGACATATCACGACAAGAG